GTGCGGAAGCTGTCGGATGCAGCTATTGGTATTTTGTATGAGCTTTCCAGTAATACAAACGCTAACAACGGCACATTTAATGCTGCTCCAAGTTATTCCGGCTCCGGTAGTGCAACAGGCGCTTATTGGAGTTTCCAAAGCAAAGGAACCCTGATCTCCGGTGTAGTGAGCCCCGCCACCTTTCCAGCTCCTCAAACAGTTGTTCATTCGCAGTTGGCAGACATCAGCGGAGACCTTGCTACCCTTCGCGTCAACGGCACCCAAGTCGGCCAATCCACAGCCGACCAAGGCACAGGCAACTTCCTCGCCTATCCGCTCTACGTTTGCTCTCGCGCAGGAACATCTCTGTTCTTCAACGGCCAACTCTACTCCTTGATCCTCCGCTTCTCCGCAGCCAACCTCGACGCCGCGACGATCACGGCCACGGAGACGTGGGTCAACGGCAAAACGCGAGCATTCTGACATGGCTGACACCTTCGCCACCTTGATCATCGCGGCCCAAGACGCACCGCTGGCCCGCGAAATCGCTGCGGCCTTCGGGCCGGGAGGCTCTGGCATGTTTACGACCCCGCTCAACGCATCCGGCCTCGACCCCGCGTCTCACTACATCTCCTCTGGCTACATCCCGTCCGAGTTCGTGTCCCTCGCCCCGTCCACCACATGGACGCAGGACGAGGAGGGCAACTGGATCGTCGTGGATCACTACCCCGGCGATGCGGCCACGGTCTACGCCTACGCCACACAGGCGGGGATCCAGTGTTCGCTGGCCGATGTTGAGGGCGTGTTCAGCCGCAGCGATTGCAGCCCGCAGGAGCCGTTCGTGGCTATGGGGCGGCTCGGGCTGATGATTGTCAATCCGCCGATGGACACGAGCGATGGCCACTAAGACCGAGATATTCAACCGGGCCCTGATCAAGCTCGGCGTGAACACTGTCACCAGCCCTGACGATCCGTCAGAGCAGGCGCGAAAGTGTTCTGCGGTCTATTCGTCACTGCTCAAGGCCGAACTGCGCAAGAACCCCTGGACCTTCGCGATCAAGCGCGAAGAGTTGGCTGCCCTGGCCGAAGCACCGGCCTTTGGCTGGCAGTACGCCTATCAGCTTCCCTCCGATTTCATCCGCGTGGTGCAGATCGGGGAATACTGGGGCTTTAACCAGATCCGCGTGGCGACCGACCAGCCGACCGTGCCCTACACGCTGGAAGGCCAAAAGATCCTCACCAACTACGCGGCGCCTTTGCGCGTGCGATATGTCCACAACGTCGAGGACGACACCGAGACGTGGGACGACCTGTTCACGGAGGCCTTCGCCTGCCGGCTGGCGCAGGAAGTGTGCGACAGTCTCACCAAGAACCAGACGAAGATGGCCAACATGGTGCGGGTGTACCGTGACGCCATTGTCGAGGCAAAGCGGCTCAATGCCATCGAGCTGCCACCTGTCCCGCTGGCCGACAACTCTTGGATTACCACGCGCATATGAGCAACCGTGTCGTACCAGCATGGAACAGCTTCAACGCCGGTGAACTCTCGCCCCTCATGGATGGGCGCACGGACCAAGAAAAGTATTTCGCCGGCACCAAGCAGCAACTGAACTTCATTCCGCGCATCACCGGCCCGACATCGCGCCGTGGCGGCACGCGCTATGTTGGCACGACCAAGGGCAACGGTCCTGTTGATCTTCGCACTTTCGAGTTCTCCGCAGTGCAGTCCTACGTGCTGGAGTTCGGTGACCAGTACCTGCGCTTCTGGGTCAACCGTGGCCAGCTTCTGAGCGGCGGCTCGCCCTATGAGATCTCGACGCCCTTCACGGCGGCCAACCTGATCAACTCCGAAGGCACCCCTGCGCTGCGCACGGCGCAGTCGGGCGATGTCATGTGGATCTGTCACGCCGAAGGCGCCGTGGCCCCTCAGAAGCTGCAGCGGTTCGGGGCCACGAACTGGACAATAACGCCGTCGCCCTTCCTCAACGGCCCGTTCAATGACGTGAACCCGACACAGACGATCACCGTCACGGCTTCTGCGGCCACGGGCACGGTCACGCTGACGGCCTCGTCCGCGATCTTCAGCGCCGAGATGGTGGGCACGTCCTTCTACATGGAGAGCGTCAATCCTGCGGTCATCAAGCCGTGGAAGAGCGGTGCTGCCTACTCGACCCTCAATGCGATCATCCGCTACCAAGGCAACGTCTATCAGGTTACCACCACCGGCACGTCTGACGGTGTTCCGCCCGTTCATCTGCGCGGCGTCAGCTCCGATGGCGGTGCGCAGTTCACCTACCTGCATTCCGGCTATGGATGGGTGCAGATCACCGCCGTGGCCTCTGGAACGTCTGCGACGGCCACGGTCATCAGCCGCCTGCCCGACGAATGCGTCAGCCCGAACACCACCACGCGGTGGGCCAAGGCGGCCTTCGACAGCGTGCAGGGGTGGCCCACCGCCGTCAGCTTCTACCGCGAGCGCCTTGTCTGGGGCCGCGGGCGCAGCCTGTTCTTCTCGACGGTCGGCAGCTTTGACGACCACACCACGCGCGAGGGGCCCGACATCACCGTCGCGTCCGCCATCAAGCTCACTTTGGCGGTGGACCGCCTCGACGCGATCCGCTGGTTGAGCAACAACAACGCCCTGATCCTTTCAGGGTCTAGGAACGAGGTGGCCGTCTCGGAGCAGACGGCGCAGCGCGTGTTCGCCGCCGACAACGTGAAGGGTGTTCCGCAGACGGAATACGGCGGCCGCCTGTTGCCGGCGCTGCGCGTGGCCGACGCCATCCTGTTTGTGCAGCGCGGCGGCAAGAAGCTGCGCGAGATGAAGTATTCTTTCGAAATCGACCGCTTCAAAGCGGACGATCTGACGGTCCTGGCGGACCACATCCTGCAACCGGGTGTGATCGACATGGACTTTGCTCTGGAGCCCGACAACCTGCTCTGGTGCGCCTTGTCGGATGGAACCGTGGCCGTGCTGATCTATAACCGCGAGCGCGGTGTGGTGGGCTGGGTGCCGGTGAAAATCGGTGGCGCGACAGAGACAACGGATTATGGCTTCGTGGAGAGCGTTGCTTCTATCGCAGCGCCCGATACCACGCGCGATGATGTGTGGCTGTGCGTGCGCCGGGTGATCAACGGTTCAACCGTGCGGTATATCGAAGTTGTCGAGAGCAACCGACTTGTGGAGACAGACTCCACAGACGCCTTTTATGTCGATTCCGGCCTGACCTACAGCGGCACGCCGGTGACGACAATCACAGGCTTGGGCCACTTGGAAGGGCAGACCGTCCAGGTCTGCGCCGATGGCGGCGTCCACGCGGATTGCGTGGTGTCGATGGGCCAGATCAGCCTCAACCGGCCGGCGTCCAAGGTGCATGTCGGCCTGGGCTACGCCTCGATCTTGCAGACGATGCGCCCGGAGGCGGGCGCGCGGGATGGTTCCGGCCAGACCCGGCGCCGTTCGATCAGCAACTGCTTCTTCCGGTTCGACAGCACCATCGGCGGTAAGGTCGGGCCCTCGCTCGACCGCCTCGACCCGCTGCCGGGTGCCTTTACAAACGCCACGCAAATCGGCGAGATTCCCGGCCTGTTTACAGGAGATCGGGAAGTTACATGGCCTGCAACCTACGATACGGACGGGTATATCTACGTAGTTCAAGACCAGCCCCTGCCGATGACCGTCGTGGCCATCGTGCCGAGGATGGTCGTCGATGATTGAGGTCATCCCCGCGCGACCGGAAATGGCGAATGCCATTGATTTGCAAGCGGTTCAGCGCATCAGCGGCATGGCCGTAACACCCGAAAACCTGGCCGAGTTCATCAAGATGGGACCGGCTTTTGCGTGCGTGGACGATAGCGTACTCGCTATCTTGGGCGTGTTTCCGGCGTGGGAGGGCCGCTCTGTAGCATGGGGGCTGCTTTCTCATAGCATTGGTGCTAGAATGCTCCCCATCCATCGTGCCGTGCTGCGTGGGCTCGATGATCTGTTCAAGGTCCGCCGTGTCGAGGCCTACGTGGCGGCGGGTCACGAGGAGGGCGCTCGGTGGGTGCGGATGCTGGGGTTTGAGTACGAAGGGTACATGAAGAGCTTTTACGGCGAAGAGGACTACGCGCTCTTCGCTCGGATCAGGAGTTAGGGATGGCTTTCATCGGATTGATCGCCTCGCTCGCCGGGAGCGTTGTAAGCGCGATGGGCGCGATGCAGCAGGCAAACGCTGCAGCCGCAGCCGCAAACTACAATGCCAAGATCCAAGAGCAGAACGCGCAGGTTGCCAAAGAGCAGTCTGCCGCCGTGGCCGGTCAGAAGATCCGCGAGAGCCGCCAGCGCAGCGCCAACATCGTCGCCGGCACCATGCAGAACGGTTTCGAGGTGGCAGGCTCGCCGCTCGACGTGCTGGGGCAGGCCGAGACGCAGGGCTACATGGACTACCTGACGGCCCTCTATGACGGCAAGGTCGCGGCCACGGGTTATCAGAACAACGCCAACCTCTACCGCATGGAAGCGAAGAACGCCAAGGCCGCCGGGGCTATTGGCGCCGCTTCGGCCATGCTCGGTGGCCTCTCCAGCGCGTACCGCAGTGGCGGTTCGGTTTCTTTGACGGTGTAGCATGGTTCAGACTGTTCAGATCGAAGATACCGTCCGCCGCACGGTCAGCCCGCAGGTGGGGCTGGCGCCCAACATGGCGGCGAGCAGCAATGCCTTTGGCGGCCAAGTCGGTCGCGCGCTGCAGGGGCTGGGATCTGAGATCAGTCAGGCGGCCAACTTCTTCATGGCCGAACAGAAGCAGCGCCAGGACTTCGAAACCTCGACCCGCTACATCGAGCAGCAGAGCGCGAATGCCACGTTGCTGGATGAGAGCGCACGCGCGGCCGAAGGCACCACGGCCAAGGACTTCACCAAGAGCTACATGGCTGAAGTGCGCAAGCGCAACGAAGCCTTCTTGGCCACGGTGCCCGAGGCTGATCGTCCGCGTTGGAAGTCGAAGCTTGCCGCGGCCGAAGCGCAGCTCTCCCAGCAGGCGCTGACGACCGAGTTCCAGACCTACGACAAGTTCCAGACGACCAAGCTGATCGAGGCGCAGGACGGATTCCTGAAGGGGATCGACCAGGCGCCTGACGCGCTGCAGACCTATGTCCAGAACGGCGAATCCTTGATTGACCAGACGAACTGGTCTGACGGGGTGAAGGCGCAGAAGAAGCGCGAGTGGCGCGAGAACGCGACACGCGCCTATGCGCTCGCCCGCATCCGCCAAGATCCCAAGGCCGCAGCGCGCAGCCTTGGCGCTCCTGGCTACAACGTCGGGCCCGCGAACGAGCGGCAGGCGTATGCCATGAAGAAATTCATGGCGGCGGGCCTGACCAAGGAACAGGCCGCTGGCCTTGTCGGCAACATGATCCAAGAGAGCGGCGGCTCGCTGAAGACAACCGCGCGAAACCCGGGCGATGGCCGCGACGGCTCTGACAGCATCGGCATCCTGCAGTGGAACGCCGACCGCGCGCAGCGGCTCAAGGCCTATGCCGCCTCCAAGGGCACGAGCTGGGACGATTACGACACCCAGCTTGAGTTCATCATTGTCGAACTGAACACGACCGAGAAGGCGGCAGGCGACAAGCTCCGCGCCGCGCGCACGGCGGAAGAGGCGGCAGGCGCGGCTACCGCCTACATCCGCCCGCAAGGTTCGAACTCCGGTGCCACCGCTTCTCACGGCTGGGTGAACCGCCGCAACAATGCTTTGCGCCTCGCAGGCGTGGATGTCGGCCAAGTCGAAGTCGATCCGAATCTGGCGGCGCTGTCTTACAAGGATCAGCTTGTCCTGCGCGATGCCGCAGTGCAGCAGGATCAGCAGCGGATGCGCGAGCAGAGCGCCGCCGACACCGCTGCCTACAACGAGTTCCGCAATCAACTCTACAGCGATCTTGATTTTGGTGACAAAGGCCGCGCTTACGTGGATCAACTCCGCGTCACCGGCGCGATGACAGATTACGAAGACCTGGCCAAGGCGTACTCCATCGTTGACCGTCGCGAAAAAGAAACCGCCGACTACACGATGTTCTCCAACAAGATCGGAACACCCGGCGCGACCTGGATTCCCTTCGACAAGGCTGATCAGGATGCTGTCGAGGCGGGTGTGAAGCAGCTTGGCGGGACGCCGCAGGCAGCGTTCGACGTGTGGTCGAAGACGGGCATCTTGGCCAACTCCGGGTCGGCGGCGTTGCGCGGAGCGTTGATCAGTACGGACATCAATCGGGTCATGTCTGCAGCCACCATCGCTGGCAACATGATGGCCACTAATCCGAATGCCTTTGCTGGTGTTCCAGGGCAGTCCGAACTCGAAAAAGCCGGCGCGATGTTCAACCAAATGGTCAACGAACGCGGCCTTACGCCGGAAGAGGCTGCAAAGCGCATCGCGCAGGAAAACGACCCGCAGTACCGGGCGAAGATCAAGGTCACCGATCAGGCCGTCGCGGACTTCCAGAAGGATCTGTTCAAGTCCGACCAGACAGCGACGATCCTCGACGCCTTCGACCCCGGCTACCTGTCGAGCGAACCCTTGATGCCGGTTCCGCCTGCCCAGCGGAAGGCGTTGCTTGACGATTTCGTTGAAGCCGCCGCTGACGCCTATCGTGTGACGGGCGACCCGGACGCAGCGAAGGCGATGGCCACGGCGGAAATCAAGAAGCAGTGGGGCGTGTCGCGCGGGGCGCTGGTCAAGTTCCCGCCCGAGAAGGCGTACCCTTCTTCCGGCTCGGAAGACGATCCGCACGGCTATGTCTACGCCCAAGCGGCCGCGGAGGTTCTCGCGGCCACGGGCAAGCCTGTCACGTCCGACGATGTGTTTCTTGTGCCGCTCCCCGGCGGCCAAACGGCAGAAGCGTATCGGCAAGGAAAGCTGGCTCCGTACCAGATAATATACCGCAGCGGCGACTACGGAGCTTTCGACGTGTTGCCCGGGTCCAAGGCCTTCGTGCCTGACGTGAAGGCGGCCCAGGCCGCCGTCTCGACGGAGCGCATGAAGAAGCTGCAGGAAGAGAACGCGGTCGCCCGGTATCAGGCGTGGCAGGACCAGAAGAAGCAGTACGATCTCCAGAAGGAGATGCAGCAGAACATCATCGACATGGACAAGCAGCTTCAGATGCAGAACTTCGGCAGCTACGACCCGACGCGCGGGCCGCAGATGACGCCGCCGCCCGATCTGCCGCCTGAACCGCCCATGCCGCCCTCGCTGGCCAACCCGCCCGCAGCAATCAATCCGGTGACCGGCGCTCCCGCGTTTGACGCCTACTCCGACCCGATGACAGGATTTATGCCCTGATGCCGCTGATCGATGTCGAGCCGCTTCCCTACGACTTCCCCACCGGGCAGACGCGCGTGGCTGAACCGCCGCCTGCGGACGACACGGCGGCGTGGAACATCGGTGACACGGTCGCAGCGGCGTTTCGGCAGAACAACGCAGTGGCCTCCTTCCTGTCGAACAAGACGCTCGGCGTGGACAATTCCATCGATCCGACCTTCGACGTGGTGAAGGACATTCAGGGCACCAAGTATGAGCCCTATGCGGACGCCTTCGTTGATGCGCTGAACCCGCGCTACGCCGCCGCGATCAAGCAGCAGATCGACATGGAAGAGGATGACCGGAAAACCCTGATGGGGTCGGGGTGGGCGGGAACGCTGGCCGGTATTGCCGGCGGCGTTCTCGACCCTTCCATCCTCATCCCCTATGTCGGCACGGCCAAAAAGGTTGCCGGCGGCTACAGCATAGCAAAAGGGCTACTTCTCGGCGCAGGCAATGCAGCCTTGGGCGTGGCCGCGCAGGAGGCCATGCTGCAGGGCTCTCAGGCCACGCGCACGGCTGAAGAGAGCGCCGTCAACATCGGGTTCGGCGTGGTGCTGGGCGGGCTTGTCGGCAGCGGCGCCGCAGCTTTGATGAGCAAGGCAGAGCAGAAGGCTGTGCAGGGGGCTTATGACCGCCTGCTGGCCACCGGGGGCAGGAACCCCGGTCAGCCTGCCGGTGTCGGCGCGGACGCCGTCTGGAAGCCCACCGTCGAGGATCTTACCATCGCGGGCACCGCCGCAAACAAGGTCGCCGCGGCGACACAGTTCAACCCCGTCCTCCGCTCCAACTTCCGGGCGTCCGCAGGGGTGCGCGAGGCCGCGCAGCTCCTTGCGGAAAACACCGTCTACCAAGGCATGCACGCCGAAGGGCGGACGCTGGGCGCGGCGGCCGAGACGCTGGCGCGCATGGAATCCGAGGCTGCTCTCGCGCGCGCCACAACTTCCAGCGATGACCTCTTCAGGAACATGCGCAAGGCGGGCGTAAAGATGTCGCGCCAGGACTTCGAAGACGCCATCGGGCAGGCTCTGCGCAACGGCGATCAGGGTGTGAACGAGTTCGTCACGCAAGCCGCGCGGGCGTGGCGCGAGCAGGTGTTCGACCCGTTCAAGAACCGCGCCATCGAGGCGGGGCTGCTTCCCGAAGACGTGAGCATCGACACCGCCATGTCCTACTTCTCCCGTCGCTACGATCAGGAAATGATGACGGCGCGCGAGCAGGAGTTCAAGGCGCGGGTCATGCCCGTGATTGAACAGCAGGTGCGCGAAAAATTTACCGCGGATGTCGAGCGCGTGAACCAGAGGCTGGCGGACATCGACCAGCAGCTTGCGGACATCAAGCTGTCGCCCGAGGAACGTGCCGCCGTGCTGGCCGATCTGGAGAAGCAGGGCAACGACCTCGATCTCGCCAATGTCGAACAGGTCGAGAAATGGTCTGAGGTGACGGCGCTTCGCCAGCAGGCAAAAGCCGCGAAGGAAAGCGGCGACACGGTCAAGGCGGCCACGCTGCTGAAGCAGGCCAAGGACATCCTCGATGGGGCTGGCGATCCGCTCAAGCGTTACCTGAAGGCCCGCACGAAGCTGCGCCGCCGCTTTAAGACGGTGGACCTGAACTTTGCCGGTCTGGAGGATCGCGCGCAGCGCATCCAGCAGCGGCTGGTCGATCTGGAGGACCGCACTCAGCGCGGCCTGCAACGCCTCATCGCCCGTGGCCGTGTCGCTGAACGCAAGCTCTCGCGAATGCCGTCTGAAGAGCAACTCGCGGCAGAACTCGACGGGATGGAGCAGGCCTTCCGCGACACGCTGGGCCGCTCGGAGAAGGCACAACAGGCGCACGTCGAGGCCATCGAGAAGATCCGCGAAGAGGGCCGCGCCCGCCAGCTTGAACTGGAAAAGCAGGCGAAGGATCTCAAGACCCGCGCGAAGGAGGCCAAGGGCAAAGGCGATCTGAAGCAGCCCGAACTGGAACAGCGCGCCTACGAGGCCAGGGTCAAAGCCGCGGAGGCGAAGACCAAGGCAGAAGAACGCATCATCGCGCGCATCGAGCGCATGGCGCAGGCGGAAGCCAACCGGGCCGGCCAGCTTCGCCGGCTGACGGAGCGCATCGAGGCGGCCAAGGGTGTCGATCTGCAGGCCATGCGGGAAGAGGTTCAGCGCGGCATTGACCAACTGGTGGCCGAGACGGCTGACACGGCGCTTGCGCGCGGTGAGCGCGCCCAGCGTCTGCAGGAGAAGCTCGCAGATCTCGACCCTGAAAAGCTGAAGGAGCGCGCAGCTTCGCTAGAACGCATGAAGCGCGAGGTGGAGCAGAAGTTCTACGAGAACTGGGAACAGCGCCACATGGGCGAGGGCGTGAGCCTGGGCGCGAAGCGCGCACCGGCTGAACCGCCGCCGAAAGCGGGCATGATTCGCGTCTATCATAGCGGTTCGGCGGGCGAAGGATCGTCTGGTCGCTGGGTCAGTTCCGACCGGCGCTATGCCTCCGATTATCGGCCAGATCTCCCGCTGTACTATCTGGACCTTCCGGCAAACGATGCGCGGTTGGCTCCTGATGAGTTTTCTCCAGAGCAAACCGTGGCCAACGGTTTCACCCGGAATTTCGAACTCACGCCGGATGAAGCTGCACGCTTGCAGGAGATTCGTCGGCCTGACGATCCATTGAGCGTCGGCAGCAAGATGGAAGCTGAAAAAGGAGCGGCGCGCACCCCTGACTTCAGCGAGGCGGCGCGCATGGTCGTGGACGAGGTGTTCGACAAGATCACCGGCCGCGCCGTCAGCCCCGATGGCAGTTCTCTGCCCGAGTACATCACGCCGATCACGCGCGGACCCATGAAGGACCGCACCTTCAACGTGCCCGATGCGCTGCTCGTGGGGAACCGGGATCTCGGCGAGACGAACTTCCTGATCGACAACGTCCGTGAAGTCGGAGAGCGGTACGCCCGCATCATGTCCGCCGAGATCGAGCTGTCCCGCAAGGGCATGCTCGGCAAGGAGTGGAACATGCGCATCGAGGGCATCCGGCGCGAATACGCGGACCTGCGCGAGGCCGTGGCCAATGCGGCCACCCCGGAGGAAGCCCGCGCCTTGCTCGGCCAGAAACCCGGCAGGCTCGACAGCTTCGAAGCGTGGCGTCGGAACGTGGACAAGGGGCAAGCCACGAAGGAACGCATGCTGGCCTTCCTGCGCAAGGATGAGCAGGACGGCCTGGAGGATCTTCACGCGCTGCGGGATCTCGTGCGCGGCACCTACAAGGCCAAGGAGAATGCCTCCGATTGGGGCCAGCTCACCCGCACGCTGATGGCCTTCAACTACATCCGGCTGATGGGAGGCGCGGTCCTCGCCAACTTCACCGAAGCCTACCGGCCCGCGATGGTTCACGGGTTCGGGGCGTTCTTCAAGGGCGGCATCAAGCCGCTCATCGGAAACCTCGACGGCATGAAGCTCTCGGTGAAGGAAGCGCAGCAGGCGGGCCTCGTGACTGAGCGCGTCCTCCAGCACCGCATGATGTCTTTGGGGGAAGTTGCGGACCCCTACGCCCGCAATACGGCCCTGCAGCGGATGCTCGTGAACGGCTCCCGCGTGGCCAGCAAGTGGAATGGGCTGTCGCTTTGGACCGACACGATGAAGTCCGTCTCTTCCATCATGTCACAGAACCGCATCCTAGAGGGTGCGGTGGGCGAGAAGGACGGGCGATTCCTCGCCTATCTCGGCATCGACAAGGAGATGGCCGACCGCATCGCGAAGCAGTTCGTCCTCTATGGCGAAACCCGCGATACCATCAAGGTCGCAAACACCGGGCGCTGGGACGACGAAGCTGCCGTCCGCGCATACCGCGCCGCTTTCCGCAAGGACGTGGACAGCATCATCGTCACCCGCGGCGTGGGCGATGTGCCGCTCTTCGCTAACACGCCCACCGGCAAGCTGATCCTGCAGTTCCGCTCGTTCAGCCTCGCCGCCCACCAGCGCGCCACCTTGCGCGGCCTGCAAGAGAGCAAGGCGCGGCTCCTCAGTGGCATGGTGATCATGACAAGCCTTGGCATGATGGCCAGCGCGCTCCGCGCTTGGCGCAACGGCGAACAGGGCTGGGAGCGTTGGAAGAACGCGGCCGAGAACCCCGGATTCCTGATCGGTGAAGGCCTCGACCTGTCGGGCATCTTCCCTGTCGCTTTCGAACTGGCGAACACCACAGAAAAGCTGACCGGCGGTACGGGCATGGCGTTCAACCCGATCAAGACGCCCCTGATGGCCGCTTTCCCCGGTGCCTCACAGCAGGGCTCCAGCACGCGCTTCGCGACCCGCGATCCGCTGGCGGCGGTTCTCGGGCCCAGCGCCGGTCTGGTCACCCAGGTTATTCGGGCGGCGGGTTACCCGCTGTTCGTGATTGCCGGTGAAGATCCGAGTAAAGCCCAAACAAAGGCGGCGGCTGGCCTGATCCCGTTCAATAGCTATCTCGGGATGAAGGAATTGATCCAGCTTGGGCTTGGTGATAGTCCTTACACGCAATAGAGGTGGGCGATGGCTGTTCAAACGACTACTAACCGCATTACTCACACGGGCAACGGAACAACTACCGTTTTTCCGTACAACTTCCGTGTTCTCGCGGCCGACCACCTGAAAGTCTATGTTGACGGCAATCTGTTGGTTCTCGGCACCGACTACACCTTGAGCGGCGTTGGGAATTCTTCCGGTGGCAGCGTCACGTTCATCGCGCCGCCCGCCAACGCGGCGCCGGTGGTGCTTGTCCGTGAGGTGCCCCTCACGCAGCTCATCACAACCGAAAACAACGAGTCGATCTTCTCTCAAGTTTTCGATGACGCTCTCGACAAGCTGACGATGATCACTCAGCAGTTAAACGCGATCACCGGACGCTCGATCTACTTGGCGGAAAACGATCCGACCACGGGGGCAATGGTGCTGCCGCTTCTGGCGGCGCGCGCGAACAAGTACCTGCGCTTCGACGCCAATGGGCTTCCCACTGCGGTGGACAGCCAGATCGATGAGCAATACTACGGCGCACTCACCGCAGACCCCACCACGCGCCCTGACGGTTCCGCGCGTCTTACAGGCGACCTCTACTATAACTCCTCGACCGGCTTCTTCAGGGTGTTCAACGGAACGGGTTGGGCGAATTCCATCGCTCCCGCGAGCCTCACTCTGGTCAATTACGCAGAGACGGCGGCGACGGCGAAGACCACGTTCACGATCCCTGGCGGATACACTGCAGGAACGGTTTTCGTTTACTTGAACGGCGTGCTTCTCCCGCCTTCGGAGTTCACAGCATCGAACGGCACGACGGTCGTTCTGACGGCCGCGTGCGCCATCGGCGATGATTTCCGGTGTGTGGGCTTCAGCCCCCTGTCCGTGGCCGATACGCTTGCTCGCAGCCAGAACCTGGGCGACCTTTCCAGTGTCTCGACTGCACGCACGAACCTGGGTCTTGGCAGTGCAGCCACGCAGAATGTCGGCACTGCGGCGAACAACGTGGTGCAGCTTGACGGTTCTGCGCGGCTTCCGGCGGTAGATGGCTCGCAGCTTACGGGCTTGCCCGGAGGAGGCGGACGCCTGCTGCGCGCCCCGCAGATCCTGACATCCGGCACCAGCTACACCACGCCAGCCGGTTGTAACGGCATCTATGTTGAAGCAGTCGGAGGAGGCGGGGGTGGCGGCGGTGCGACAAACGCGCAAGCCGCTGGCGGCGGCGGCGGTGCAGGTGCGTATTGCGCCAAGTATTTTTCTGTTTCTCCCGCCACGGCCTACAGCTACGCCATCGGCGCGGGAGGCTCAGCCGGTTCATCGGGCGGCAACACCACTTTCACTGTAGGCGGTACGACGATCACGGCGGGTGGCGGTGGCGGCGGGAACAGTTCTGGTGCCACAGCCGCGCAAGGAACTATTGGTGGGGCCGGAGGTACGGCCACCAATGGCGACGTGAACACTCCTGGCAGCGCCGGCGGAACAGGTGTGTGCGCGACCACGTCAAACGCCATTGGCGGCGCGGGCGGTAATTCGTTTTTCGGAGGTGCAGGGCGAGCCAGCGGCACCACTGGCAGCGCAGGTTCAACTGGCAGCGGCGGCGGTGGTGGCGCGGGCAACTCGGGCACGGGCGGCGCTGGCGGTGCCGGCCTCATTCGTATTTGGGAGTACGCATAAATGCGCTGCGCACTGGTCAACAATAGCACGAATACCGTCGAGAACGTCATCGTTGCAGACCCGATGCACGATCCTGCACCCGAAGGCTACACGCTCGCGGAACTGCCTGACGACAGCCCGGTGGCCATCGGGTGGATCTGGAATGGCGGGGCTTTCGTGCCGCCTGAAACCCCTTCTGAATGAGGTAGGCTATGCCCCGCTCAAGAAACACCGCTGACCTATTCATTTCCGGGGTCAACTCCCAGCTCGGTTTCATCAACGGGCTGACGCTCGCGCGCGTCTCGACCACGACTTACTCCGTGGCCACGGACGTGCTGCGAGCCGTGACCCACGGCTGGATTGACCCCCGCGGCAGGAGCTAGCCAGAAAGCCGATCTCAGGGTATGGGTGATCCTGCTACATAGCAGGATCGCCACATGCTTTCAGAAGGCAGCATTGCTACACTCCGCGAGGCCCACCCGCACCTGAAAAAGCTGGCGCTTGCCGTTGCGGCCAAGGGCGTGGCCTTCCGGGTCTACTGCGCCTATCGCGGTCGCCGCGATCAGGAAAAGGCTTTCGCCACGGGCATGTCCAAAGCCCGCTGGCGGCAGTCTCCGCATAACTACGTACCTTCCCTCGCCATCGACGTGGCCCCCGGTTGGAGCGGGCCGATCCGCTGGTCCGACCTCAAGGCGTTCGACGCCCTGGGGCGTGCCTTCGTGGCCACCGCTCGGGAACTCAAGATCGAGATCCGCTGGGGTGCCGATTGGGACCGGGACGGCGACATCACCGATGAGCGGTTCGTGGACCGCCCGCACATCGAGCTGCACCCCTGGCGGTCCTTCACCGGAGAACCAAGATGAAAGCCACTGACCTGACAAACACCGCCAGCACCATCACTGCGGTGCTTACCCTGCTCCTCGGGGTGATGACGCAGGTGCTGGGTTGCACCAGCGTTGGCGACCTTCAGGCGAACTGCACAGCGGCTTTCCTGCCGCCTGAGTACGCCGGGTATGCCGCCCTCTTCTTCGCCGCCACCACGCTGATCCTGAAGCTCATGCGCCCCGGCGGCGCGCTGCACTCGCTGTTCGGCCCGACCGCCGTTGTCGTGCCTGAAGCGAAGGCTGGTCCCGGCACCGTAACCCCTGAACAAGTCGCATCGCCGTGAGCCTCGCGCTATGGGGGATCATTATCGCCATGATCGGGGTCTTGTACGTGGTGGTTCTCTCCGCGATGCGAGCCGCCGGCAAGGCCGATGCCGAGATGGAGGCCGCGCAGCATGATGCGTATCTGGCCAGAGAAGCGGCGCGGGCTCGGGATGCTGCTCGCGCTGACAGCCTGCGCAACCCTGACGGGGTGCGCGACGATGACGGCTTCCGGCGGGACTGAATGCACCCGCTGGCGGCCGATCTACTGGAGCAAGTCCGACACCGATGACACGATCAGGCAGGTGAAGGAGCATAACGCGGTCTTCAAGAAACTGTGTGGGCGGCCATGACTGAGACGAACAACGACATCCTGCTGGGCAAGCTGCTGGCCAACCAGGAGGCCATGCGCATCGAGCAGGAGAAGATGGCCGCCAAGCTGGACGACATCGACAGCACCCTGCGCGAGCACCGCGACCTGTTCACCTTCCTGAAGGGGCAGCGCAGCGCGCTGGTCTGGGTCGGCTCCGCGATCATCGCATCGGCCACGGCAATGGGCCTTACCGCCAACAAGATCCTGATGTGGTTCACGACGAAGTAGGCCTGTCGTCCGTTCCCACCTGGCGCTGCTCATAGGCGATCAGGAAGGCCAGACAACAGGCGGCGTGCCAGAGGTGGCTGTAGCCCGTCTCCGGGTCCACCTTCTCCCCTCTCCACCACGCCCACATGTGCCGCATCAGCGCGCTGAACACGCGGCTCCACGCCATCCCTCGCTCCCAGTTGCGCGGCTCATATTTCCTGGCGCCGAACTCAAGGACCGTGGCCACCCCGGTCATCAATTCCGGCGGCAGCAAGTGCCACGGCAGCTTGCCAGTGTCGTCTTTCCGGCCCTCAGACATCTATCGGCCCTGGATCACCGGCAAGGCCGCAGTAGCCTAGCTCGTCGGATTTTTCTGTCTTAACCCCGTTCGTTACCGTGGCCCACCGCCACGCCATGCAAGCCGCACCACGGCAGCGCATTCCTTCGGGAGGGGAAGCGTCTTCGTCGGAAAGGTTTAAGGCAAGAGTCCTGACACAATAATATTCGTTGGCGTCATCGCGGTTAACAATCACGGCAGTTTCTCCATTTCAACAAAGTGTTTCGTTTCGCCTTTCTTCGGATCTGATTCCGGCTTGCGCCTGATCAGGAACGAGCCTTCATCGGTGTCGATCTTGTAGCCGTCGAAGCCGATGTGCTTGTTGATCGACTGCTTTGCAGCTTCGATCTTCTTTGCGGTTGTTTCATTCTTCCCCGGCACGCCCCAGATCGGGTCACGGTCGTTCACCTGCTTCGCCACTTCGTGCAGCAGCAAGCGCATCGTGCCGTTGTCCACCATGATCGCGCGGATAAGGCGCGCGAGTTGCTCTGCCGATGCCGTCCGATCAACCTTTATGGCCACGGGCTTCATCGCGAAGGACGTTTCGGTATTCGGCAGCGTGACCTCTTCCTTGATGAACCAAGTCGGCACCTTGTTCATCTTCACGAGGTTGGCCTTGGAGATGTCGAGGCGAACGTAGGCATCAAGAGCCGTGCGCGGTACACCCAACTCCACGTCCTTCTCTTCGGCGTTGACCAGCGTATAGGCGAGGCGGGCTGCATCGATGATTGAGGAGGCGCCGCGCGCCGCGCCAGCGTCACCGGCAATGCTCGACTTGTCCGACCGCTTGCCGACGTGGTGGCAGACAAGGATCGCCGCATTGGCCTTGACGGCCAACCGCGTCAAAGCCTCGACAACCATGTCCATCGAGGTCGTGTCGTTCTCGTCGCTCTGGTGGATCTTTCTGAAGGGGTCCACGAGGATCACGCCGATTCCGGCGTTCCGGCAGAAGGTGGCGAGGGCGTCGATCTCCTCGTTCTGGATGACGGGGTTCCGGCCCGTCGCGATCTTCCAGCCGCCATCCGTGCGCGGCACCATCGCCACGCTCGCCGCGACCACAGCGGGGTCCATCCCGAACACCTGACAGGCGGCGTACATGCGCTGGTCGAGGTCCGTCATGTCCTCTTCCAGGCTCAGCAGGAGCACCTTGCAGCGGTCGGCGATCTCGAACCCCGCATAGCCCTGCCCGGTGGCCACATGGGCCGCCAGCGCCGCGGTGAGGCCCGTCTTGCCCGACCCGCCCTGCGCCGAGAGCACCGTCACCACGCGCCGGCAGAGCAGGCCCTTCAGCACCCACGGACGCTTCGGCAAATCCTTGGCCGGGGTAAAGGGCCGGAACGACAGATAGTCCGCGATGGAGGAGCGGAAGACAGGCTGCTCGGGCAGAGAGATGCCGCCCATCGTGGCCGTCCCGGCCTTGGTCCCGGGCTGGTTCTGGGCGTAGCGGTAGGCATTGGCGACCTTCTTCGCGAGATCCTCGCGATCCCACGGCGGGCTGCACCGCTCGTTCCACTCCTCCAGCAGCAGCGTCAGGCAGGTGTTCTCGGAAACGGCGTAGTCGCGCAGCTCACTTGCGACGGCAAAAGTCGTGGCGTCACCGCCCTGCCCTTCGATGGCCAGCGGGGCCGCGCGCAGGTATTGACGGGCCTGCTCGATGTTCGCCGGAAGATCCCACGCCACGAGCGGAACGTCCGCCATGACGGATCGCTCCCCAGGCTTGTCGCACTTGTCCACGAGGTGCTGCGGGGCGCGCAACGGGGGCGCGTCCGTTTCGAGCCGATACTCCCGACCGTCAACGGTCGAGCCGGGGGCCAAAGTGTAACCGTGGTAACTACGGATATCGATGCCCGGGCCCAGCTTGCGCGTCGATAGCGAGACGTTGGCGCCGTGGTAGTAGACATGCAGACCGCCGGAAGGGGTCCGCACCGTCAAAGTGTCGAGCGGGATGTCGAGATCGAGAAGCGCCTCCATCGCGCCCTCATGCTTCACGTCCACGTCCACCACGACGAAGTCATCACAGAGGACGCCGATGTTGCCGTCGAGATAATCCCCGGTGGCCTCATCGGTCCACATGGCCGTTATGGCCACCGGGTCCGAACTGGCAGTCGTGACCCATTGGCTCCCCGGCAAGGGGAACTTGCTGTTCTCCTTGAGCCGAAAGACACGGAACCCGCGCGCGGCCCACTGCATGGCCGCGCAGTACTGCTCATAGCTCATCCTGAAACCCCCGCCCGCCGCAGCAGGCAAATCACTGCCAATCGAAATGGTATTGGTTCGGAATAGTCTTATTTCACGTATCGCTTATCTTCCCATGCGGCCGCAGCAAGAGGCAACCCCTGCGCCCACCCAGGTACTTCTGACATCACTCGTCTAAGTTTATCTGCACAAGTTCCTGTGTGTTCTTCGCCGACCTCACACAACAACTCGTCATGCACTGTAAGCACGACCGGCATGCCGTTTTGTTCTGCGTTCAGCATGGATTCGGCCATCAGGTCGCGGGCTGCGGCCTGAACCACGTTATTACACTGCTTGCCGCCGTACAGAGTCTGCGGGCACCAGCGGTTCGTGACGCTGTCGAGGCCGTCGTACTCGACCTGGTACTTGAACCCCTTCGGGATCTCGATGATGTCGCCGTCCTCGTCGATGTAGGTGTCGAACAGTTCCAGCTTCTTCAGCCGGGGCTTGGCATAGGCCAGCACGCGGCCTGACGGCAGGCGGCAGAACAGGAACCCGTTGGCCGCCAAGTAGGTCACCTTGCCGTCCAGCACGACGATCTTCTCGCCGGGATCGCCCACGGCGGCGATGGCGGCGTCCTGCAGCGCCCACCAGCTTTGCGTGATCTTCGGGTTGGCGCTGCGCCACGCCGCCTTCAGTTCGTCCGCCCGCTCGTCCGAGACGTGAACGCCGTAGTTGGCGCCCATCTTCTGGAAGGCGTGCTTTCCGCCCTGATAGCCCAAGGCCAGTTCCATCACCTTGCCGACCTGCCTGTCCGACTTGCCCACCTTCTCGATGGGCACGCCGAACGAACGGGCGAAGGCGAGGTTGTAAAGGTCGGGCCCCTTCCTGATCTCCTTGCCCTTGGCATCGACGCCGATGATGGTGTCGTAATCGCGGAAGGCGTCGAGCTTCCACTCCTCACCGGCGAACCAAGCGTTCAGGCGGCCCTCGATGTTGGAGAAGTCGCCGCCCGCGAAACGGCGCCCAGGGGCCGCAAGGAGCATCGCCCGCAGGCATTTCGAGAGCGTGCCAAGAGGATCACCCGTCAGCACGTCGAGGGCCTCCACGATCTCCTCTGGCGCTTCGTTGCGCTCCAGCATGGCCACCACGAAGTCCACGTCCGCGCCGTCCTTCTCGTGGTCGAGGCGGGGCAGGTTCTGGGGCTGGAACAGGCGGCCCGCCCACCGGCCCGAATGGGCGGCGTGATAGGCGAGCGTGCCCCTGACGCGGCCATCGGCGCAGGCCGACCGGGTCATGGCGACATACTTGTCGTTGGAGGTCTTAGCTGCCGCGCGCCGCAGCCGGATCACCGTCTCGGCATCGGCGTCACCTACGACGGTTGACTTTAAAATCAACTCCTCCATGTCGCCCTTCTGCATGCTGGTGCAGGGCACGCCGCGCTTGTTCAGCCACGCGACGATCTTGGCGATCTCGGAGGTCTTCTTCACGTCACCGCCGGTCACGTACCAGATGCGGTCGTTGGCGCGCTTGCGGGCATACTCGACCGCGCGCTCCGCGGCCTCGCAGGCCGTGACATCGACAGCCACACCGCGTTCGTTGACCGTTTGGTCAAGAATCCAGAGCCTGCGCTCTGCCGGCGAGAGGGGCGGCAGGATCAGGTCGATCTCCGATTCGGCGCGGATGTCCTGATCGCAATACTGCTGGAGGCGCTCGATCTTTTCGGGCTCCTCCCACCAAATGATGGTGCCGTCCTCGCGTACCTGCCGCGGCCGACACATCTGCATCATCAGCCGGTGGCCATCCTTGTCCTTCGTGACCTTGGCGCCCAGCGCATGGCCGAGCAGGTCGAGGGAGGCGGGAAGGCCGAGCGCCAGCGCGCGAGCCATCGTGCAGTCGGTCTGCTCGATCTTGATCTCGGGCCAGTGTGGATGATCGCGCCGCACGACCTTGTTCCAGATGGTGCGGTCGAAGGCGACATTGTGCGCGACCATGCGGCCACCATCGGCCACGAAGTCGAGAAGCTCCTGCGGGTCGGGATCACCCGGCCGCCACCGCTTTACGGGGAGCAACGGATTGCTCGACCCGATCTGGTAGGACAGGCACCAGACGCCTGTCGATGCGTGTTCGGCGTAGCGGTGGACGCCCGCTTTCGCGAGGTCCACCGCAGACCGGGTTTCGAAGTCGAAGTGCGCAACGAGCATCAGAACAAGCTGGACGGCTGGATGTCTTGGCTGATGTTCACGCCGCCAAAGGCCGTGCGCGGATCGACGCTCGACGTGCCCTGGAACTCGTTGTCATCCGCGACCTTCAGCATCTGCTGCAGGCCCGCGAAGACGCCGGGGTTCTGGGCGTTGGTCGAGGCGTAGAAGTTGATCACCGCGATCACCCAGCAGCCGCTGTAGAACTCGCGCTCGATCTCCTTCTCGCCGCCCACGAACACGGTCGGGATGCCGTTGACGATGGGCGGCACGAAGAGCTGCACCGGGCGGTTCGACGTGGGGGCCATGAAGACCGAACCCGGCACATAGCCCGACGTGGACTGTCCCTTCGGATTGCGTCCGCCCTGCGCCGGCGCGACACGGTCGGCCTGATCGCGGAACGGATCTTTCATGCCCATGCCCTGCGGGTTGTTCGGGAACTTCTCCGCAAGGACGCGAGCCCTGGCCTGACGGGCGGCATTGAGATCCGCGTTCGGCAGGAACAGCAGGTTGGCGCCGTACTTGCCCTCCTTCGACGGATCGAGGTTGTTCTTGCCCGGGCGCGCAAGGTTCGCAAAGGACAGTCTGGCCACGGGCAGGCGCACGTTGCCGTTCGGGCGGCCCGCCGCATCCTTGAACTCCATGCAAGGGTTCGCAGCGCCAAGCTGCGTCAGGAACTCAGGGGAGAGGCGGGTCTTCATCATCTGGATATTCATCGCTGTAGTTTCCTTAGAGGTTGGAGGGGAGCTGCACGGTGCCGAGGGTGTTGGCCACCGGGGGCGGCACCGCTTGCCCCTTGTGGCTCTCGGGCACGAGGTTCACGCCCGAGGATTCTTTCGTGGTGAAGCGGAAGCGCAGATCGTCCTTGGCCGCCTTCAGTGCGCCCTTGTCCTTGATCTGCTCACCGAGGAGCTTCTCGGCCTCGCCAATCGTGACGAGCTTCGGCGGCATGACCATCGCGGGTTCGATGCCGTAGGTGAGGCTGAGATACGCGGCGATCTCATCCTCCGTACCCTGCCACTTCGCCCGCGCGACCTTTGCCACGAGCTTGTAGCCGGGGATCTGCGTGCCGCCTTCCGCCAGACCGAAGGCGTAATCGCGCACCTGTCCCATCCAGTGGTCGAGCAGTTCGAAGGCGTGCAGCAGCTTGCCGAGGCGCTCCAGACTGAACAGTTCTGGCTTTTCGAGGGGCGAAGGCATCAGGTCGGTCGTGACGAGTGCCACGTCCTTGAACTGCAGCGCGCCGTTGGCGACGATCTGCTGCTGGCGCGCAGGGCACGCAGCCGCCGCGTCACACCACTTGCACCACGCACCGGGCGCCAGGTTCTCCGCGATCCACGAGTTCCAATCGGATTCCGTGGTGAGGTGCGGGAAGAGGCGCGCTGCGGCTTCCGCCTTGGCGACGGCGCGGTCAGTGTCCTCAACGAAGTCCAGCAGTTCCGGCACAGACCAGACCCACCGCTTCACCGCGCCCTTCTCCTCCGCATCGCGGGAGTTGGGCTGCACGATGAAGATCTCGATCTCCGACAGTGGCCACTCGGCGGACAGCGCAGCACCGGCCGCGTAGAACTTGGCCTGCTCGTTGTCCTCCGCATCGACCGGCTGGAACCCGTGCTTGTAGTCGAACACGGCCAGCCGGCGGCGCGATGCGCTATAAATCATAGCATCGTTGTGACCGAACACGACACCCGATGGCACACTTGCTACATCGAGGACAAACCTCTGCTCGACATACAGGTCGGCATCGGGGCTGGCGTCGATCTCCTCCCAGACCGCTTCCAGGTACACATCCACGGCCTCGCAGATGTCGCCGGTCAGTTCGACCTTCTTGCCGTTGGTGTCGAACCACGGGTGGTTATCGGGCATCAACGGCCACGAGGAGCGCATCTTCTGGCGCAGGCAGTACTCGCCAACCATGTGGGCAAAAGTGCCGCGCTGCGCATGCTCAGACGATGGCAGCTTTGGAACGCTGTCGATCAACGCCACGCTGCCGGGGCATTCGCCCCAACGCTTGCGTTTCGAACCGCCGTAGCGGCTGTGCTGCAGGTCGTCGCTCATGTGTCCCTCCACACCCGCCAATAGGTGTCCAGCTTGCGAGTGGTGAAATGACGGCCGGTTTCCTGATGGATCTTCACGATCATCACCCGAACCGTCTCGTTGCGTTCGTGGGGAAAGGTGAAACTGTCTCCCACCTCCAACCGCATCAGGGCGTCTTTGAGCCCCGTGCGGAGAGGGGGTATCGGCACCCCCTTCTCAATCTTGTATTCCATGTCAGGTGGCCAGTTCGGCGTTGATGGCAGCGAGCGCCGCGCCGTACTTGTCGGGCGGCGTCGAGGACAGCGAGCCAAAGCCCACGGACTTCTTCAGCGTTTCCTGCGCGACCTTGGCCGACTTCTTCTCCATCAGCTTGGTCAGCGCCGCCTTGAGATCTTCGTAGGTAACGGCCGCGCCGTCAGAAGGGGCCTGTGCCGCAGGCGCAGTCGTCCCAGTAGCCGCCGCAGCCGGGGCAGGGGTGGGCGATGTCGTGGCGGGCGCGGAGGTCTGCTCGCCACTGGTGGTCGCAATAGCCGCAGTGGTGGCGGACTCGGCGGGCGTCTCGGTCTGTGACACGTCCGCAGCCGGGGCAGGCGACCCAGACAAAGGGGTGTCCTTCGACTTCCTGCCGCGCTTGGCGACTTCTGCGACGGGCGCAGCTTCAGGCATCGCAATCTCGCCCGAATAGACCGCGTTGGCCACCGGGCTCGTGCCGGAAAGCCCCGCGAGGCGGTTCGAGATCGACGCCAACTCGTGAACGTCTTCACAATCAATATGCAGTGTGTACTTAGCCATGTTTCCCTCTGGTTGATAGCGTGATAGCTACAGTTCGCGTTCTATGCGGTCGGTGTAGCAAAGTCAATACCTAGTTGCGCGATGTTTGCAGTCTTTCGCGCTACAGTATCCGTCACCACTTCATCGATGCTGTCGATCAGCGAGATGAAGCGGGCCCGAACATTGCGGCTCTGGCCGATGCGATGCACGCGCATCAGCGCCTGGGCATTCTCGGCAGGTGACCACGAGCTTTCGAACATATCGATGCTGGCGCTGGCCGTCAGGGTAAGGCCGGTGCCGGCTGCACGAATGTTGCCGATGAACACGCGCGTGTCAGCATCGTTCTGGAAGCTTTCCACGGCCAGCGTGCGCTGTGTCTCGGACGTGTCGCCGTCGATCATCACGCAATTGAACCCGCGGGCCTCCAGCCCGGTGCGGATCATCCGCAGGGCCTGCCGGTGCGCTCCCATGATGACCAGCTTGTCGAGGCCGCCGGCAAGCTCCTCTGCCACCAGTTCGATGTAGGCGGGCGCCTTGGCCTCCCCCACCAGACGGCGCAGGGTGGCGATGTGCTGGGCGTCGAGGAAGGACAGGCCGCCCTGTTCGATGGCCTCAAGGATGGCCGCCTCCAGCCCCGGCCACTCGCGCAGCAGGTTGACGATCTCGGCCGCGTCACCGTCCACCGTGGCGGTCGTCAGCCAGACCGGCGGAAGCTGGATGCCGATGTCAGCTTTTGTGCGGCGCAGCGAAACGCTTTCGATCAGGGCCCGGAGTTCCGGCGCCAGTTCCTTCTTGACCTCCTGCCGGGAGGAGAAGGTGCCCATCATGCTGTGGAAGTAGCGCCGGGTGAAGGCCGCGTGCGTGAGTTGCGTGGCCCCGGTGAAACGCATGAAGGACCAGATGTCGGTCGGGTCATTCGGGATCGGGGTACCCGTAAGGAACCACGTCTGGGCGGCCTTGTGCGCCAACCCCTTGTGGCCATCGCAGTGGGCGCCCAGGATCTTCTTCGTGCGCTGCGCGTCGGGGCTCTTCAGGTAGTGGGCCTCATCGAGGACCAGCACGTCGAAGATGTCATCGATGAAGTGACCCCACTTCGCGGCCTTCTCGTAGCTCGTGACGTAGATCTCACAGACGCTCTTTTGCGACCACTGCTTCAGGTTATAGACATCCTTGTCGAACAGCACGCGCAACTCGCGCTGGCTGAACTTGCGGATCTCGCCCAGCCACACCTGCTTCACGGCCGCGGGGCAGACGATCATCACCTTCGACGCGCCGAGCCGGTCGATGGCGCCAATGGTGGTGGCCGTCTTGCCCGTGCCCATCTCGTCGAACAGGCCGGCGCGCTCGCGATCCGACAGGAACTCCGCGCCGGTGATTTGGTGAGGAAGGAGGGGCTTCATTCCTGCACCATCACAACGTCCGCCTCCAGCAGCATCCAGCGCGCCGCTTCGAACTCCTCCGCAGGCATCGATGTCGTGCCCCTTCCGTGGACGATCTGCTTCACGCCCGCCTGAATGAGCGTGCGCGCGCAGGAAGCGCAGGGGGCGTGCGTGACATAGACTGTGCATCCCGCAGTCCTGATCCCCTCCCTGGCCGCGAAGGCCACGAGGTTGGCCTCCGCGTGGCTCGCGTAGAGATACTTGGCAGGGCGCTCGCGGCGCTCAGGGGTGTCGAGCACGCCGCGCGGCGGGCCGTTGTAGCCGGTGAGGCGGACCTCGCCATCGGGGCCGACAAGAATCGCGCCGACCTTCGTTGTGTCCTTCGACTTCTGCGCCGCCCAGTGCGCGAAGCCCATGTAGTAGGCAGTCCAGTTCAATCGTCCCTCCTGTGAACGGGTTTCAGTTCCATGCCCAGCACGTTGAAGCATGCCTCCAGGTCACCCACGCGCGGGTTGTGTTTCTTGCACCAGCCTTGAAAGGTGTTTCGCGCAATGCCCGCTCTCTCGGCCACGTCGAACAGGCCGATGCGCTGGTAATTCATCTGCACGAAAAGCTCTTGCACCAGCGGGTGCGCGTGCTGCGGGATCTTGAGCGTGCGAAAGCGGCGCATCATTCCCTTCCCCGGTTCTTCGCGGTCAGTTCCAGACCGACCACGTTGAGGCACGCCTCGATGTTCGTGACATTCGGGTTGCGCTGCGTGCGCCACGCGATGATGGTTTTCGCTGCCACGCCGGAACGCTCCGCTAGATCCTCGACGCGGATGCGGTGGTGGTTCATGGCCTCCCATAGTTTCTGCACGAGAGGGTGCGCTTTCCGGGGAATCGAGAGGGGGCGGAAGTCACGCATCCGCGTACTCCATGAAGGCTGAAATCACTTCTGCCGCGACTTGCGGGACGATGGCGTTGCCGTAGGCGCGCAGTCGTCCCACGCGGGCGGGAGCCCCATGAGCCAGCGGGAATGTGCCGGGCTCAACTGGCCGCCACTTTCCATCCCGGCAGAAGAGCCAGTCCGCAGCTCGCCAGTGGCCGTTAGTCGGGCAGGGCCGGTCATCGCCGCGATCTGCGTCAGGCTGGTGCCTGTCATCTTCGGCGTGATCCCTGTGCCTGCTCGCTCTCCGTCCGTGGCTGAGGCTGTTGGCCACCCCGTGATCTGCGCCGTCACGTCCAGCCTGTCCGTCGAAAGCCGGCCGTCCCTCATCCGGCCCCCCTGATACCCACCCTTGTGATCCGTCTGAGCGGGTGTCGGCCAGCCCGCCATCTGCGCCGCTCCGTGCATCAGCAGTTCGTCTTTCCGGTCGCCACCCCGGCTCGACTGCCCGCCCGTCATCGTGTTCGGCGTTGGCCAGCCCGTCAGAGCCGCCGCGTCCGCAGGATTCAGGCCGGGGTTCATGCCGCGCCGGATCTTCGCTTCCCGGTCTTCCCCCGTCCCGTTGTTCGTGCAGTTCGGTGTCGGCCATCCCGCCACCGCTGCCGCCGCTGGCAGACGATCCGTCCCTTGCGAAGGGCCCCCGTTCGGCCCGTCCTGCGAGCAGGGGGTTGGCCACCCGGTCAGGTCCGCTTCCCGCACCAGGCACGCGCATCCGTGCTTCGTCCCGTGCTTCTCCTTCTGCCCTTGCGAGCGCCCCGAGGTGTCGTGCGCCTGTGGCGTCGTCCAACCTTTCTCCAACAAACCAGAGACGCTGACGGATGTGCGGTGCGCCGAGGCCCGCAGCGCACAGATCTGCCGCCCCGATGGCGTAGCCCTCTCTTTCCATGTCAGCGCATACAGTGTCGAGCCACTGGAGGCCGTCCTTGCTTGCAACCTGTTCGCCAAAAACGACTGCAGGGCGACACTCGCGGATGAGCCTATGGAACTCAGGCCAGAGGTGCCTTTCGTCTTCCTCGCCCTGCCTCTTCCCCGCGGCGCTGAAGGGCTGGCAGGGGCAGCTTCCGGTCCAGACGGGACGGGTGTCTGGCCACCCCGCAAGTCTGAGGGCATGGCTCCAGACGCCGATCCCGGCGAAGAAGTGGCACTGGGTGAAGCCTCTGAGATCGTCGGGCTGAACTTCGGTAATGGATCGGTCATCAACTTCCCCCTCTGCGATGTGACCCATCAGGATCAAACGGCGCAGCCACTCGGCTGCATACGGATCGAACTCGTTGTAGTAGGCGGCCATTAGCGCACCGCCCCGTTCAAGGCGGCGACGATCTTGTTCGCCGTCTGCACGCACCAGCAGATGGCGATGCTCCGCGTGCGCCAAGTGGAATAGCCATCGGCAGGAAGACGGCGGTCGAGGATGGCAATGCCGCCTCCATCCTCGTCGCTGAAAAACTCCCAATGGAAGCGATCTAGTGCGGTAACTGGTGCAGGATCATCCTCGGTGGCCGGCGAATCCCGCAGGATTCCGCCATTCTCCAAGACCTCAGAAGACTCGTGATGCGCGAGATACTTCTCTGTAAGTGATTGAAATGACATGATAGTTTTTACCGTCTATGCTGTGTTTGTTCGCTTTTGTTCACGGTTATCTGGTGCGGATGTGGTGCGCGTTCTTCCTCCCCGGGCCAACGCCTCTGCCGCCCCTGCCTGATGTTCTGGATGGTGGTGGCCGTATGTGCCCAGCAGCGTCTTGACCGTCATGCCGAGAAGGCCAGCGGCCTTCCACGGATCTTCGCCCTCCTGCATGAGCCATGTCGCGGCGGTGTGGCGCAGGACGTGAGGCGTGACCCCCTTGAGGCCCGCCTCCTCCGCGCAGATCACGAACCCTTGGTAGATGTGCCTGAGACGTTTCCCTCGAAATTCGACCGCATGGCGTGTCTGGGAAGTTGCAACTACACTCATGGCGCAGCCTTTCCACAATGTCATTCATCGCGCGCCTCCAGTACTTCCTTTTGCGCGTCAGACAGCGGCTTGCCCTTTACGGCCTTGCCCCACGCCACACACTTAATGCAGCGCACGACAAAGCGGCCAGCACGCCGCTCAAAATAGCCTTCGCCAACGCCAACCTTCTCCCTGCAATGGATGCAGCAACCGGGGTGTTTGTTTCTTATGCTTCCTCCTCCCCCGGCGCGGGCGGCAGGGGCATCCAGTGGGTGAACGCATTCCAGTAATCCATGATTTGGTGATCGTGCGGGTTCACCCACCCCCAGCGGCCACACCGCTCGCCCCAATATCCGATAGCCCAATATCCGATAGCCCAGTGTCCGCTGGTGCTTGCCAGCACGATGAGCGGGCCAAATCGGTTATCGTCTCGCGTTTTGGGTGCCGTTTCTATCGGCCTCCAGCCGCTCGGCGCGGGCTGGCTGTCGAGGGCGGCGCGGGCAATTAGGTGGGGTTGGTCGTTCTCCGCCTGCCCCCAAGCGATATGGTGCAGCGCCTCCCGCAGCATCCTGTTCTCGGCGCGGAGGCCGGTGATCTCCCCAGCGGCGTTCCCCACATCGCCGCGAAGTCTCTTGATTGCTCCTGCGGCATCCAGCACTGCATTTGACACTTTGTCCCAATCCTCCATGCTCAGGTTCATCTGAGTGGTGGCTAGGGTTTGAACCGTGTTGCACAGCCTCTCCACAATGTCAGTCATCTTTCCCCTCCAGCGCGGCGTCAATGCGCGCAAGGTCGCCCTTCAAGTCCCACTTCTCCTTAATGTAATCGGAGGCATAGTCCGCCCAGCCCTCAACGCTCACACGGGCGTCTTTCAGCGCCGCCCGCAGCCGCTCGTTCTCCTGCTCCACCAGAGAGCGGTCAGGCATCACGTTCTGCGGTGCGATGTCAGGAAACACGGACTTCCACGTGTCCAGCTCTTCGCGCAGCCGCTCGTTCTCGGCGCGGAGGCGGGTGATCTCGTCAGCGGCATCAAAGGCAGCGCGGCACTCTTCCTCTGCGCCGCATGGCGTATCTGGAAAGTTACAACTACAACTATTGCGCAGCCTCTCCACGATGTCAGACATCACTGTAACCCATCGCAGCCCGCGCCTGCTTTGCAGACTCGGCGTAGCCGAAGTGGTGCAGGCGATCCGCCGCGACCTTCAACGCCGCCTCAAGTCTCTCGATCTTCTCGACGGCGTCCGTTGCGTCGAGGCAGCAGTCTGGCCACGGGCGGTCGAGCAGGATCCGTAGACGGCGGTTCTCCTTGTCGGCCGCGGCGAGATCCGCCATCAGCTTCTGGACCGTGACAGACAGCGCCCGCTCGACGGGCCGCTCGCCATTCAGCACCAGCAGCAAATTCTTCCATCGTGCCCTGATCATCCCCAAGTCGCTCCCTCGTAAAGTGAAATGCTGGCCACCGCGCCCGCCGACAGCGCGATGGTTTTCTTCTTGTCCACACGCTCGACGGTGATGAGCCCACCACGGTTCAGTGCCTGCACGAACGCTTCGACATCATCGTAAGGCGCCCGCACCGGATAGCCGACGTTCACGCGGTCGCCGCTCCGCAGTGTCGTCATGGCGTTGGTTGCTACCCAAAAAACTTTATTGCTTGCTGATATGTTGACCTCCCGTTCAACAGCTAAATAGCTGCCCCACGGCGGCGCGCGGCGTAAAGCGCAATTAAACTTGCTTCGGCCCTGCCAGACCTCTGAGCCTCCGCTCCACCCGCAAGGCCGTTGAATTTTTCGGCCATCGAGGGGATCAGTTCACAAGCGCGCGAGATCGCGTCTTTCTTGTCCTTCGGAACACGCAGCGCACTTTTCCACTCCTGCGGACGCACGGGCTCGATCACAACGCCGCCGGCGGCAACCAGAGCCATCCGAATCAGTCCGCACCCGAACCCGAAGTTGAAGGCGCGCGGGGCGCTCTGGCCCGGGATGCCACCCACGTCCTCGACGCAGGCAACCACGTCACCAATGACGGCCCTCCTGCGCACTAGCTCGAGCAAGGCCGTCTCGTCATAGATCGAACGGCGCTTGCCGTTCACGGTGCGCGTCAGCACAGGCATGTCGTCAATCAGCCAAGCTCCGCTAGCATATACTGCTATCGCGCCAGTAACACCGGGGTCGATTCCCATGAATATCATGTAATCCTGCTATAGAGTCCAATGAGTTGCTATGTGGGGTGAAGCAATGTTGATATTAGCTATGCACGGCGATTCGCTGGATGTCAATGCTACCCAGCAAAGGTGTTCAGTGACTGCGCTTGATCTTCTTTTCGAGCAGGTCCGAGAGCGTGGCCAATTCGTCTACCCGCGCACGGATCATCTGGCGCAGGTTGCGCGCGGCCTCTTCCGTGAGCTGCTCGCGGAGGCGGCCACCGATGTAGGCCTGGACGGTCGGCCTCGACTTGCCGATCAACTCGGAAAGCTGGTCGTCGGTCACGCCGAGCGCCAGTTTCACGCGCGGCAGAACGAGGTTCAACTGTTTCTCGATCTCTTCGACCACGACCATGTTGTCAGGGTCTTCGTTGTCCAGGTCCATCAGCGCCATCTGGATCTCGTGCCGCAGGGCCCGCGATGACATGCGGGCGATATCAGGGCGGCGGCGCAATCGCTCGACCACGGGGGTCAGCTCTCTTCTCATGTGGCAGAATCCGTCATCAGGAATAGGAATACTGCCACCATAAGCGAAAAACCCGCCACGGGGCAAGTGGCGGGTTTGCAGATGGAGCAGCGCGCTATTCTTCATCGAGGGGCGCGTTGGCCGCCAGGTCGTTGAACTCAGCCAAGCTTGTCTCGACCAGTTGCTGCTGAGATTGCAGGATGTCGCGCATCTTCATCAGATCTTTCTTTGACGGAGCCCAGTGAATGGCCCCCGTGAGGTAGAGCTGCACGGTGGGGCGCGACTTGTCGAGCAACCGCGAGATGCTTTCGGCCGTCATGCCAGTGGCGGTCTGGAAGGCGTTCAGGGTGCCGCTCGACACGCGCCGGGACTTCCGCTTGTCAGAGACGGATAGGCCACGGGGGCGCTTCCTGGGTGGCCGAGGGGGCTGGCGCACGGGGATGCCAAGCTTGCGCAGCCTCTTGTCTGAGACGGGCATAGCCGGCGGCGCGATCTCAGCCAAGAAGGGGTCACTCAGTTTCGGGCGCCGCACGACAACCTTGCGCTCTTTCCAGACACCCGCGTTATAGTCGGCCTTGGCCACCGCGATTTCCGTGGGCCCCTCATCGACGGAGGCAAGCTCAAGGGCCAGCATGATGGCCTCATCGGCATCGCCGGGATCGCCACCGGGGATGCCCTGCAGCAGCAGCCGCGCCTCCGCGCGCTGCTCCTCAAGGTTCGACACGTACTTGAACGAGGGGTCGTCAGCCAAGCAACGGGCGGCCTGCTGGACGGGGGTTGCGAAGGGCGAGGCCTCCATCACAGTAACCCCGCCTCACGCAGCCGCTCCTCGATGCTCACCGGCTCCCACGAAACCTCATCAGTCACAGGGTCGCGGCGGATGAATCGCGCGTTGGCCAGCCGGTCATAATCAGGGCGCAGCATCCAGCGGCGCAGGTCGTAAAGGGTTTCATCGATTTTCAGGTGCGGCATATTGTCTCTCCTCGGGTGTTGATGTAGCAGAAACGACAGTAGCAGAAACGACAGACAACCGTCAACGGGGTGCGGTTTTGCGGTAGGAAAACTTGCCCAGCCAAGTAGGAATAAAAGGCAAGCTGGCCAGCAAAAGGGGCCTAAAAATAGCTCAGGAATGGCGAGGTCCGGGGGACACCCTAAAGGGGCCCCCGGCCCTGCCATATCCTGACCGGGGAAGAAGAAAACAGCGGAGTGTCTCAGCCGTGGCCATAGCGGCGTGTCTCAGGGCAGGGCGGGAGGGGGATTGTCGGGTTGGAGCAGGGGTGCTAGGTAGGCGGACACCTGACCGGATGAGAGCCGATCAGGTGTCCTCACCAAAGCCAAGCAATGGAGCTGCCCGACATGGCTGACAGCAATCTAATCTTTCTCGCAATCCGTGGCCAGAGGTTCATTCACCTGGAAGGGAAGAACTGGCGCTCGTGGTGCCGCGTGTGCGGGTTCGAGTACGTGGCGACGGAAAATCGATGGGGCACCCGAAGCCTGCCCATGACTTGCCCGAAACATCGTGACACCTCGATTGGCGGTCATTCGGAGCGGCATCACAATGCGAAGGCCGGTTCGGGGAGTTTGATCGGGTGGAACGGTGAGCGGTGGGTTGGCCGTCCCGCCCCGCATCTCGTTTCCGGTTTCGGGTATTATGACCACCTGCCCGAAGGCCTCCAGCCAAGCTACAGCCTGCCAGGAAGTCCTGCACCGGCTGCGCCGCGTCGAGCTGAAATCGAGGAGCCGGATTCCGACACCTGATGGCCAGCCCGGATGCATGCACGGTTGTGCGTGTTGCAGGTGCGAAAAGTCACGCGGCGTCATTTGTGCGCCGCGTCAAATTTTGAGGCATAGGCCTGTACCTGGCATGCGGCCGCAAGGCCTCACAGGCTCACAGGCTCAAAAGTAAAACCCCGCAATTCGTCATTGCGGGGTTTTCGCTATGGGCTCAAAGCGTGGCCACTATGCCGCGATAGGACGGCCGTACACCACGCGGCCGCGCCACCCTGCTAGCAAGCTTGCGGCCGTCGCGGCCGCGCGCCGCGTGGCATAATGGCCTAGCGCGCACGAGCTGCCATCTTCAAACACGCGGGAAAGATTCCAGCGCGCGGCGCCGCGAAAGCTTTCTTTCTGTATCAGATAGTACATTTCACCATGCTCCCATGCGAGCAAGTTTCATCCGATCTAGGTCAAGGCAGACACCCTGCTTTGCCAATGCCTCACAATAGGATTCGCACCATTGGGCGAATTGCCGTTGTTCGGAATCCCAGAACAAGCGCGCGGCGATTGAGGCCTTGTAGGGATTGAAAACGAGCATGGCGGATTGCCAAAAGATTGCCGCATCCGTTCCCATTGTAGGGCATTTGGAAAGCAGGAATCCCTTACGTTTTCCCTTGGTGGCCAATGCTTCTTTTCCGGCCGCGCGCACGCGGGTTTTCATTTCCGCAGGGCAATCAAATCTCATTGGAATTTTCCTCCTCACGTTCGAATTCATAGTTTGCAGCGCCGCGCCGAATAGCATCCGCCGCGTTCCCGTATTTTTCAGGATTCATGTCGCACAAGTGAAGCAGGTCACAGATCAAATCAGGGATTGCGTCGCAATCATCCGTTCTGCATACACGCTGGAATGTCTTTAATGCTTCGCGCGCCCATAAAGCGCGCATTCCGTTATTCACATCATACATTGCAGTTTCCTTCCGTTGCTATGGTTCACCAATGGGGCGGAAAGCATCCGCCCCATGACGTGAGCTCTAGTGGTCAAGGTAAAGAGCAAGGCAGGCTATAAGCGTTGCGCCTGTGATGTAGGCCAACAGAATGCTCATGCTGCAAACCGTGCTTTGGTGGCGCCGTGTGCATTGATGACGATGGAAACCCGCGCTTTTGCTGAAGTGCCGCCACAAGCGCGGCAATCGGCGCAAGTGGTTTTCTTGCCACTTTCTTCACTTGCGGGGCATGCAATTTCGATCTTTGGATTGATCGGCATAAGAGCCGATTTCACGCGGAACGTTCTCCAGCCTTGCGCATGCGCCGTGGCCATTTCCGCCTCATTATCTACGCTCGCCATGCAAAGCGCGGCGAATTGCGGGAAATCACGCCATTGGTGTGTGTAGCCATTGCGAGCGCGCGCGAATTGCGTGGCATGTGCCCAAACGCGGAATGGTGCGGCCGCTGGGTCTCCATATGAACCAAGGCGGAAAATGCTATCGCGGAACAAGTCCGGCAGGATTGCCGGATCAAAATCAATGTGCGGCCTTGCATATCGCGCGCGCTTATATGCGCCAAAGACACTTTCGACACTTCGGCCGATGTTAACATAGCAAGAGCCCATATTCGTGGGCCTGTGGGGGCAATGGCCACAAATCGCGAAGTCATAGCCCAGCCGCGCGGCATCGAGCGGCCGCATGTCCTGCCGGATGATGAAAGTCTGAATCATTGCGCCCGTCTTTGCATTGTCACTATCGGACACAATGCGATTGGCAATCACGACGATTGGCGCACCGTCAATCAATGACGGGCCTTCGTACAGTATCACGCCACAATACTTGTCGCGCTTCAAGGCCTTGAGCATGTCGGAAACGGAATTGATCATTGGAATTGTCCTGTATCGAAATTGCTACTGATTAGACGCAATAGGCGCGGAAAGCGGCGGCCGTTTTCATGTCAGCATATGCGCGCATGAGGCCGTGGCCGATATCTTCCAAACGCAATCCGAATTGCGCGGCCGCATCAATGGCGAATTGATCGGCGCGCGGAAACTCGACTAGCACCATGTTTCCATACCAAGCTTTTGTTTTCATTGGTGTTTTTCCTTTCTTGCGCGTTCGGCGTGATTGCCTTGTCTCACATAATAGCGTTTTCGCTATCGCATGCAATAGCGCAATTGCTAGTTTGACCAGTTGGTAAAACTTTGCAGCGTTCGGCGCGTTATTCCCGCTCGCACATAACGCCTGCCCCGTTATTCCCGCATCGCCATAACGCCTTTCCGCATATATCAGTCTGGCATATGAGTGCGCTTGCTATGCTGCATTACGGCATTGCTGCGATGCGGCATTGCGGCCGCATTGCCGCAAGCAATCGAGCTATTCGGCGCTTCGGCGCTTCGGCCGCATCGCCCGCCCCGCCCCGCCCCGCCGCGGCATCGACCCCCGCCCAGGGGTCCGGCGATGCGGCGACCAGGCCCCCACCCCCCGGGGTACCCCCAAAGCGGCCACCAAGGGGCCCCGGCCCCAAAACCCCCTAGTACTAGCGCATGCTGGGACTCCTGCCGCATCGCCTCCTCTCCCGCAGCGGCGGACCTCCTACACGAGGCCAACACCGCCCCTGAACCCGCAGGCCGTAACGCCGATATCGAAATTCCGCTATCGGACAGCACCACCCTTGCCAGCGCGAGCAGCCGTGCTATCGTGACGGCGCTCTCATGCACGAGGGCGTTTCCTCCCTGGGAACCAACTGCCCCGGTGGCCGCCCCGACCATCGGGGCTTTTCTTTGTGCGGCGCATAGCGTAAAAGCTACATCATGTCAGAAGAAGTAACCCCCGAAGACGTGCTGGGCGAGAAGCCCAAACGCACAGGACCGTGGCCGAAAGGCACCGGACCTTTATGCGACCCGGAGATCAAGGCGAAGGCAGTGGCCGCTCGCAAGGCGAATGCCGCCGAACGGCGCAGGCGTGCGGAGTTCGCCCGGGCGGATCTCAACGGGGCGTTCCTCGATGACCTCAACGAGCTGTGGCGGGAACACGGGAAAACCATCCTTGCGCGGGCGGCGTTCGCGCACCCCGAGAAGGTCGCGAAGATCCTGGCGGACCTCGTGCCCAAGCAGATGGAAGTGAAGACCTCCAGCGTTCAGGATCTTGAAGATGACCGACTTGCCGACCTCATCGACGCCCTCTCTGAACGCCTCGGAAGAGGAGCTGAAGCTGCTCTTGGAGCGGCTCAAGGCAGAGCAAACGCGCAGACAATCGACGCAGAAGCTGTCGAGTTACAAGCCCTACCGAAAGCAACATGAATTCCATGCCGCCGGCAATATCCGCGAGCGCCTGTTCATGGCGGGAAACCAGTTGGGGAAGTCGCTGGCCAACGCGGCAGAGATCGCGTTTCACCTGACAGGGCGCTACGACCTGTACAAGGGACCGAACGGAGAACCGTGGCCGGGGCGGCGATGGGATAGGCCCGTACGCGTGATGTGCGGATCAGAGTCTGCGGAACTCACGCGCGACGGCATGCAGAGGCTTCTTGTGGGGAACCCTGAAGCCGAAGAGGATTGGGGCACGGGGTACATTCCGCTTGATGCGATATCGGGCTGGAACAGGCGCCAGGGCACGCCGAATGCGCTGGATTCGATCAGCGTCAAGCACAAGAACGGTGGCCTGAGTACCGTCCTGTTCAAGTCCTACGACCAGGGGCGCACGAAGTGGCAGGCGAACACGGTTGACATCGTGTCCTTCGATGAAGAGCCCAAGGAAGAGATTTACTCAGAAGGCATCACGCGCACCACGGCCACCAAGGGCATGGTCCTGATGACCTTCACGCCGTTGCTTGGAATGTCGAACGTGGTGCGCCGCTTCCTCAACGAGAAGAGCCCTGATCGCACGGTCGTCCGCATGACGATCTACGATGTCGATCACATCTCCAAAGAGGATGTCGAGCGTGAGATTGCTAAGTATCCAGAGCACGAGCGTGACGCCCGAGCGAGTGGTATTCCAATTCTTGGATCAGGACGGATTTTCCCTTACGCTGACAGTCAGGTCGTTATCACCCCAATTCGAATCCCTGACTTCTGGCCTCGCATCGGGGGATTGGACTTCGGTTGGGACCACCCTACGGCTGCTGTTGAACTGGCCTGGGATCGGGATACAGACACGATATACCTGATCCGCGAACACCGCGAGAAGGCCAAGACCCCTGTTCAGCACGCGGCGATCCTGCGCCAGTGGGGAGAGAGCCTGCCCTGGGCGTGGCCACACGACGGGTTGGCGCACGACAAGGGATCGGGCGAGCAGCTCGCGAAGCAGTACAAGAAGGCGGGCCTGAAGATCACGGCGGAACGAGCCCAGTTCCCCGATGGCAGTTCCGGCGTCGAGGCCGGCCTGTTCGACATGACGGAGCGCATGCGAACCGGGCGCTGGAAGGTGTTTTCGACGTGCCCACTTTGGGTTGAGGAGTTCCGCCTTTACCACCGCGAAGACGGCAAAGTCGTCAAGGAACACGACGATTTGATATCCGCTAGCAGATACGCTACAATGATGCTCAGGTATGCGAAACTGCCATCCGACGCCCGCGGTGGCCGTTCCAAACCCGTCACGATTGCAGAGGGCGTGGGCGAAGTCGTCTGGTAAGGGAAAAGCTATGGGTTTCAGCAAGCCGAAGACGCCGAAGATAAAGCCACCGCCGCCTGTTCCGCAGGTCGATGAGGCGATCAAGATGCGCAACGAGCAAGACCGTCTGTACCGGCGCCGCGCCCAGGGCACGACCGTCCTGACCGCCGACCAAGGCCTGCCGAATCTGGGCGCAGTTTCCAGCTTGACTGCCGGTGGCATGTAATGGCCATGCTCGCTTCGCTTCGCGCCTCCCCTGTGGCGAAACTCATTCCAGGCATGTCACCGTCCGCCACAACGGCGTTGTCACCCGCGCAGCAGGGTGAGCAGATGCTGAAGCGAACGGCTTCTCCGAACATACGGGCACAGGGAACCGCCGTTGTGACCAGCGACCGTGACCTCCCCGACCTCGGCTCCACCAGTAACCCCCGGTCAGGATCGTTGTGATGGATCAGAAGCCCGAGTACGTTCAGGAGATCATCCAGCGTTTCGAACGCATGCGGACCTACCGCGCGAACTTCGAACGGACGTGGTCGGAGATCGCGCTTCGCGTCCTGCCCCGCGCAGACGACTTCATCGTCAAGCGCACGCCCGGTGTGAAGCGCGAAGAGAACGTCTACGATTCGACGGCGCAGCTTGCCCTTCCGGCCTTCGCGGCCGCGATGGAGAGCATGCTCACGCCGCGAACCCAGAAGTGGCACAACCTGCGCCCCGCCGATCCCGCCCTCCTCGAAAACGAAGAGGTGATGGCCTATTGCGAGTTCGTGCGGGATCTCATGTTCCGCCTGCGCTATGCGCCTTACGCCAATTTCGCCTCGCAGTCCTATGAGGCCTATATGTCTCTGGGCGCGTTCGGCACCGGCGCGATCTTCGTGCAGGACGGGCTCTCGCAGGGCATCCGCTACCAGTGCATCCCACTCAACCAGGTCTATGTGCAGGAAGACGCGCAGGGCGTGGTCGATACGGTCTGCCGGCGCTATGAGTTGACCACGAGGCAGGCGTACCAGAAGTTCGGTGACGCGCTGCCCGAGAATATCTCCAAGTTCGTGGAGAAGGAGCCCGACCGGAACTGGGAATTCATCCATTTCGTCCAGCCGAACGAGGACCGCGACCGCCGCTACGACAACGCCAAGGGGATGGCCATCAAGGCCTGTGACGTGGCGCTGGAAGGCCGCAAGCTGATCCGCGAGGGCGGTTATCGCGTCATGCCTTACGCCGTGTCGCGCTACACCACGGCCCCGCGCGAAGTCTACGGACGCTCGCCGGCATGGGACGCCCTGGCCGACATCAAGACCCTCAACGAGATGTCCAAGACCAGCCTGCGCTACGGCCAGCTCGTGACAGATCCTCCGTGGATCACGGCGGACCTCGATGGGCTCGCCCCCTTCGCCGTGCGCCCCGGCGCCGTGAACGCGGGCTACATGAACGAGCAGGGCCAGGTGCTGGCCAAGACGGTCGCCCCGGAAGGTGACCCGCGCCTGACGCTGGAGATGGCGCAGCAGCGCCGCGAGAGCATCAACCGCGCCTTCCTCATCACCCTGTTCCAGATCCTCGTGGACACGCCCCAGATGACGGCGACAGAGGCGATGCTGCGGGCCCAAGAGAAGGGTGCGCTGCTGGCTCCCACGATGGGCCGTCAGCAGTCCGAGTTCCTTGGACCCATCATCCGCCGGGAACTGGACATCCTGCAGGCTGCGGGCGCGATCCCGCCGCCCCCGGAGGCGCTGGTCGGTCGGGGCGGCCAGCTTGAGATCATCTACGATTCCCCTCTGACGCGGGCCCAGCGCGCGGAGGAAGGCGTCGGTATTCTGCGCACCTTCGAAGCCATCGGCCAGATCGCCCAGTTCGACCCGACCGTCACCAAGGTGTTCAACGCGGAGCGCGCCGCGCGCCGCCTTGCCATGATCAACGGCGCCCCGATGGACATCCTGAACAGCGCAGAGGAACTCGCAGCGCAGGAAGAAGCTGCTGCCCAGCAGGCGCAGCTCGCGGCCCTCGTCCAAGCGGGCCCCGCTCTCGGCCAAACGGCCAAGACCTTGGCGCAAGCGAACACTGAGGCGCAGAAGGCTCCGTTCTGATGCCGAAGCCCACGTACCGCGATCATCAGGTCGCGATCCGGCGCATGTGTCTGAACGGCAAGGGCGGCCTGACACCCGACGCGAAACTACTCGCGGTCGCCCTGAAGCGGTTCTGCAGGGCTGACCGCTCCAGCCTGATGTACTCGCCCCAGACAGGGACGATTGACCCGGTGGCCACAGCGGCGGCGGTGGCACGCCGGGAAGTCTACGACTACCTGCGCCGCCTTCTGAATCTCGATGACTATGTCGAGGTCAACCTGAGAGAGGATGATTGATGTTGAGGTCCATGTCGTTCATGGGCAACCTCGTCCGCAACGCCGATGGCGCTGCTGGCGGGGCTGCTCCCGCTCCTGCGCCCGCACCGGCCCCCGCCCCCGTCATGGCGGGCGCTGCGGCGCTGGCGAAGCCGCCTGAACCCGGCGCGGCACCCGCTGCAGCCCCGGCTCCCGCAGCCCCCGCGCCAGCGGACAAGCCTTGGTGGGACGCCCTGCCGGAAAACCTGAAGACCACGGCGGCCGCGAAGCAGTGGAAAGATCCGGCTGCGGCGGTCGAGAGCTACGTGAACCTTGAGAAGATCATGGGCGCGGACAAGGCGAACCGCACCGTGATGCTGCCCAAGGATGACGCCTCGCCTGAAGAACTGGCGGGCTTCTACAAGGCGCTCGGCGTGCCGGAAGCGGCCGACAAATACGAGATCAAGGTGCCGGAAGGCATGTCGCCCGAGATCATCGATGAGGCCAAGGGCTGGATGCACCAGGCCAACGTCCCGTCGAAGCTTGCCCAGCAGCTCGTGGACGCCGTGGCCAAGTCGGAAGCGGCCAAGATGGAGCAGTGGGCAAAGCAGTCCAAGGCCGACATGAACGACCTTGCTGTCGAGTGGGGCTCCAAGTTCGAAGACAACGCCGAAATCGCGCGCCGCGCCTTCCGCGCCGCGGGGCTTACCCCTGAACAGAGCGAGCGCATCGAGATGGTCGTCGGAACTAAGACTTTCATGTCGATGTTCCACAAGTTCGGCATGAACATGAGCGAGGCTGCTGCGCCTGCACCCGGTCAAGGCGGTGGCCAGTTCGTGATGAACAAGGCGGAAGCGGCGCGGAAAGCAGATATGCTACGTGCCAGCCCCGACTTCCAAGCGCGATACCTGTCGCCCAACAACCTGATCCGCCAGCAGGCGATCTCGGAACTGGAAGAACTCACGAAAATCGTAGCGGGTTGACATTCACGCTGTGTAGCGATAATGCTAGACGCGAGGCACACGGGTGTCTCGCGTCGGCCCTAACGGACAACCGCGCCAAAGTCCAACCCTAAAACAGGAGGATAGGCGCTATGTCCTTTGCGGTGCCTACTCATTTCGTACAGCAGTACACGCAGAACGTGATGATGCTGCTCCAGCAGAAGGGCGGCAAGCTCGCGTCCAGCGTGTCGCAGCAGTCCTTCACTGGCAAGGGTGCCAAGGCCGTCGAACAGGTCGGCCTCGTGACCCCCGTCAAGAACCTCGGCCGTCACTCGGATACCCCGCTGATCAGCACTCCCGCTGACGCGCGATGGATCTTCCCGAACGACTATGACTGGGCTGACCTGATCGATAATCAGGACAAGCTCCGCATGCTGATCGACCCGCTGGGCCCCTACACCCAGAACGGCGTCAACGCCATGCGCCGTGCGCAGGATGAAGAGATCCTGCTCGCCTTCTTCGCATCTGCGAACACGGGCGAAAACGGCACGGTGGCCACCGCTTTCCCCGCCGGCCAGCAGGTCGGTGTGAACGTCGGCGGCACCAACTCCAACCTCAACGTGGCCAAGCTGCGCGCGGCTCGCCGCCTGCTCATGGCGGCTGGTGTTGACCTGGAGTCGGAATCGATCTACTGCGCCATCACCGCCTCTGACCACGATGCGCTGCTGAACGAAATCCAGATCGCAAGCCTGGACTTCAACAGCCAGCCCGTCATGGTTGACGGTCAGGTGCGCCGCTTCCTCGGCATCAACTTCATCCCCGTCGAGTTCTCCGACACGGCTTCTTACCCGCAGGCTTCCGCCGCGCTGGTCAGCGGCGGTGTGCGTTCCGTGCCCGTCTGGGTGCCCTCGGGCATGCAGCTTGGCATGTGGAACGATGTGACCGTCAAGGTCGCGGAGCGCCCTGACAAGCGGCACTCGGTGCAGTGCTATATCTCCACGACGGTCGGCGCGACCCGCATCGAAGAGAAGCGTGTCGTCCAGATCGCCACCACCGGCTAAGGAGGACTTCCCTTATGGCTCTTTTCTATGCACCCTCGGTAGCCGGTCTGCGGCAGAATCCGCCGGTCAAGCCGGCTGACGCTGCTTACGGCGGCCGTCAGTTCCGGTTCCGCTCGATCATCAACCTTGCCACCATCAACGGGGGCTCGGCGGTGACCACGTCGGACCAGATCCAGCTTGCCACCATCCCGGCGGGCTACGTTCTGGACGCCTGCGAGATGATCTCCTCTGTCTCGCTGACGACCTCCGTGCAGGCCATCGGCACGTCGTCCACCCACGGCTCGAACGGGCAGCTTCGCCCCGCCGAAGCCTACGGCACGACGGCTGAAGCCCTCCAGCGCCGCTCGACCGCTGCGCAGAAGGCCGCGGGTCCGCTCACGGCGGACACTGCGATCTGGATGACGCTGGCCACTGCGAACCTGCCGACTTCTGGCACGATCGTCGTGGACATCATCTGCACCAAGCCCTGATGAACTCGCCACCCCGGTCCGCCGGGGTGGCTCACCTTCAAGGAGGCCGGAATGGCTCTGAACCAGTTCGATCTGGCCGTTGGAACCGACAAGGTAGGCGTCACTTTCACGCAGACAGTCACGGCGGTTTCAGGCGGCGCTACTTCTCTCGGCGGCACCGTCGCCATGCGGCTTCTCATCGATGACGCTGTCACGCCGTCGAAGCTTGAGGCGATCCGCCTGATCGAGATCCTCGAATACTACGTGACCGAAGATACCTGGCCGCCGGCCTAAAGGAGCGCAGGATGGCCATCGGACATCTTTTCACGCCGATCTCCCCGACCGTCAATCTATCGGCAACGTCATCGTCTTCCCGCGTGGCCAAGACGCCGTTGCCGACGAACAGCGGTGGGGCCACGCACGAGATCCGTCTCGTGAACACGGGCACCGTCACGGTGTTCGTTGAGTTCGGCGACAGCACTGTAACGGCTGCAGTCGCCACGGGCTTGCCCATACTGCCGAACACGGTGGAGGCATTTATGCTCAGTGCTTCGCAGACACATATCGCTGGCATTACTTCTTCCGGCACCGCAACGCTGTACGCGACCACCGGCCTGGGAGTTTAAATGCTCAGGTTCCGTTCCCGCCTTCGGTGTGGTGGCCCCGACGTGCGCGCGGGCGGCTCCTTTTCTCCTCTCGCCCTCTTCGCGGCCAATGAGCCCGGCGGCTGGTACGACCCCTCCGACCTCACGACCCTGTATCAGGACGCCGCAGGCACCACGCCTGTGACGGCTGTGGAGCAGCCAGTGGGCCTTGTGCTGGACAAGAGCAAGGGGCTGGTGCTGGGGTCGGAACTGGTCACGAATGGCACCTTCGACACGAATGTAACGGGGTGGTCAACGCAGGCTAACGTGTCCATTTCGTGGGTGTCTGGTGAACTTCAAGCAGTCAGTACATCAACAGGCACGACAGCGGTATACCAAGACATCACGACAGTCGCAGGACGGACGTACAAACTTTCGATAACCGTCCGCCAGAACACAGGCAACGCCCTGTTGCTTGTGTATAATGGGGCGTTTGCTACGCTCATCAGGGATTATACCGTCACGGCTCCTACTACCAATACCACTACGAGCCTTGTCTTTACTGCGACTGGAACAACAACACGTATAGGCTTCGCCCCTCTTTCCGTTGCGACGGCGTTTGCCGACAACATCTCCGTCCGCGAACTCCCCGGCAACCACCTGTCTCAGTCCACCGCCGCCGCCCGCCCCGTGCTGTCAGCGAGGGTTAATCTGCTGACGTATAGTGAGCAGTTCGATAATGCAGTTTGGAGCAAGCTTCAGCAGAGCAGCACAATACCGGTTGTTACGGCTGATCAGGCTGCGGCACCCAACGGCACAAACACGGCTGACGAAATTGCCTTTGGTGCTTCAGGCACGGGCAGTCAAGGAAGCTACCTATTCTATAACACGACAAGCACCACAGCGTCCGTCAAGTCGCTTACGTTTTATGTAAAAGCAAAAGCCGCTGGTGATGTCGGCAAGGTTTTGACCTACTACAAGTTCGATGGAACGCGAAAAGACACAAAGAACGTTACGCTTACGGCCAATTGGCAACAGGTTGAGGCTTCTACTGGCACCTTGTCATCCAACGAGCAAATCATCATCGGCAACATGGGGTCTGGATACGGCGGTGTTGATGGGCAGGCTGCGTTTTCTTGCTACATCTGGGGCGCAGACCTCCGCCCCGCCAACGCTGGCGTGGGCCTCCCCGCGTATCAGAGGGTGGGCGCGGCGACATCCGGCAGCAGCACGGCGGCGGGAAATGCGGATTACGACACGACCGGGTTTCCGTATTACCTCCGCTTTGATGGTGTTGACGATTTCCTTCAGTCCAGCACGATCACGCCGGGTTCCGTGGACAAGGCGCAGGTCTTCGCGGGT